GCGTGATGCCAGATTCCAGCCATCCACGAATGACTGATTGGCGCTGTTCTATTTCGGCGTGAGTTGCCATGGTTTGGCGATTGACTACGAAAGCACAATAACAGGAAAAACAGGAAAAACAAGACGATTGGCGAATGTTGGCACGTTTCGGGTTTGGGGGTTGTGGTTTCTTCTAAAGTATGGGACGATTAACGGGAACCCCACTAAGGTCACCCATGCAAACGTTTATTTCACGTTCGGTCTTAGTTCCTGCTTTAGCTACTGATGAACAGATCGTTGATGCTGTTAGGAACTGCCCTGTGTGTCACATCGTAGAAACTGATACGATCGCGGCAACTGATACAGAGGGAACACGTATCCGCGCAACGCTTAAGTTTCCTTTGTCGTTCAGAACTTGCGGATACAATTACGCGCTGAATGGAACCGAGAACCACCTTGCAGCTGCTTTGCAGTTGCTCGCTTATCAGCAGTTTGATGCTGTCGCGTTATTGGACGTTGAAAGCACCAAGGAAGGATATCGGTTCATTTTTGGGCCGGAGAATCTCGGCTGATATGCTACGCTAACAACTCACCCCACCAAGGTAGAAAAATGTTCGAGCTTACAGTCATCGCAGCCTATGGCCGCGCATACAACAGCAAAGCAGCTATTTGGGCTGACTGGTCCGATGGTAAAGACTTTCAGATTGTCAGTATTGGCGGCAGCTATGGCCGGTACATAAACAACGCTGACGCGGACCGTGCGGGTCTTGCTTGTGTGTTGGTTCGCTACGGGAAAGACTACGCTAAGAGCGCGAGCGTCAACTTGATCAAAGGTCGGATGAACTGATCTGCTACAGTATCAACTCAACTTAAACCACTTACAAAATCAAATGTCTACTAAGAACGTCAACAGGATCAAAGCAGTTTATGACCTTGCCACCCCGCACGAAATTACGGTGGGCCGTGCCTGGTATCCGCAAGCCTACGAAACCGCGCGAATCATGGCGTCAGATTATGGCCTTTGCATCCAGACCGTGGTCGGCGTTATCGCGGCATTGTCACCCCGCAACAAGTGGGAACGCAACCTATTAGACGCTGAAAATCTGATTGAGGCTTATTGTGTGGATCGTGATGCAGCTGCTGCCGTCAAGGTTTGCACCTTTGGCAAGAATAAAGACAAGGCGATAAAGATTCTTGACCTTGATCAAGATCCTTTTACCGATGCGATTATGGACGTGCTGAGCGGTCCCAAGCTGCGGGAGTTTGCGTCATGCACCCTAGGTTTGGATGAGGTGTGCATTGATGGGCACGCGTTCTGCATTTGGAACGGAGCACGAACAGGTCTGAAGGATGTTCCCGCGATTGGCGTCAAGCTGCGCGCTGAGATTAAGAAGGACTACCGCAAGGCAGCTGCCAAGCTCGGCCTAAGTCCTAGTGAGTGCCAGGCTGTGACCTGGTGCGCATGGCGCCGAATCCATGGTGTGACAGCTTAAGAATTGATTGTCGGCTTGGGGCGTTGGCAGCTGCTGCTGATGTAGTAGTATAGAGATCGAAAGGAGAGCACCACCTAAGCCCTTTCAGTTTCGCTTCCAATGATCACCACTTCCACCGCTGCAATCATCGCGTTACTTCTTTTACCGCTGATCGTGATCGTATGGGTTACCGAGTCCAAGGCTCAACGCCAGACCCGTCAAGCCAAACGTCTCAGCCGTCACTACGGGTTGAGTCAGCGTCAAATCTCACAGCGCCTCGGCATCAGCCAGTCCACCGTTTCTCGCCGCTTAAAGATGGCGTGACACTTTAACAATTGATTTTTAGCGTTGCACGTTGTCACCCGCTTGTAAATTGCTACAATACAAACAAGCGGGGCACACCCCGCACAACTTAAAAAGAACAATGACTAAAAACGACTGGCAAGATGTCTGGCACACAAATCTAAGGAACGAGATGGCCAGCCTCATGCACGATGGTTACTCCCAGGCTGACGCTATGCAATGGATGCTTTCGTGGGCGAGACGTAACGCTTCCGGTTACTCCGCACCCTTTGCAAAGTACATTTTGGAGCAAAACCGACAAGACTACGGTTTCTGATTTGTTAGGCGCGCTCTTCTATTGGGCGCGCTTAGTGAGATAAGCCTCAGCCATCACAATTATTAACACTTCTTCCCAAAATCATGACAAAATTTTTATCATCACAGTTCGTCACAGTTGCCGCCTTCGCTATCACTGGAGTAACCGCAGCATGTGGCGGGGTTGCCGTAGGCTCAGCGCTCGCTGAGGAGCCGCTGCGCGGCGATGACGGCATGGCGGTGATCGGATTGCTCGGCTGCGTGGCCGTGGCCGGTGGGTCGCTTATGTGCGCCGCTGGTGCTGCCATCGACGACTGAGAATCGTTCTCAAAAAGCGTCACAAAATGTAACAATTGACCCGTTCTCAACAAGGGGGGCGGGTTCGCAACAAAGGCGGATCGCGTAAGGACATAGGGAACCTTCTGGTAGGTGGGAAACATCTGTTACTGTAATACTAAGGGGGGAAGGTCGAAAAGTCAACTATCCTGTAGTACAGGCCCCAAAAAAATACGCACCCAATACTTTCTTCTGTAATACATGGCCGTTCGTACACCCCCACCGCTATCGCTACGGCACGCACAAGGGGAAGTTTTCAACAGCGACACCCGCTTCCGCGTATTAGTCGCAGGCCGCCGCTTCGGGAAGTCCTACCTAGCCTGCATCGAACTCTTGCGTGGAGCGATCGCCAAACCCGGCGAAACGTTCTTTTATTGCGCCCCCACCTACCGGATGGCAAAGGACATCGCGTGGAAAGTAATGAAACGCATCGTCCCAGCCGCCTGGATCAAATCCAAGAACGAAACGGACCTCAAGCTGGAACTTGTCAACGGCTCCACGATCGAACTAAAGGGCACCGAAAACGCAATGGCGCTACGAGGCCGCAGCCTTTCCGGCGTGGTACTCGACGAAGCCGCCTTCATGGACGCCGCTGTCTGGTTCGAAGTCATCCGCCCCGCACTAGCGGACAAACAGGGCTGGGCCTTATTCATATCCACCCCCGATGGAACGGCCAGCTGGTTCTACGAACTCTGGCAGTACTGCATCACGGGCGACACGAACTGGAAACGGTGGAGCTTCACTACGATCGAAGGCGGCAACGTCCCACCGGAAGAAATCGAAGCTGCACGGGGTCAACTGGACCCACGAACTTTCCGCCAAGAGTTCGAGGCCAGCTTTGAGAACCTATCCGGCCTCGTTGCCGTCTCATTTAGCGACGCCAACATCAGCACAGAAGCCAAGGACATCCCAATCCTGCCGCTACTACTAGGCGTCGACTTCAACGTGGACCCAATGACCGGCATCTGCGCCGTCAAGGACAACGACACCCTCTACGTTTTCGACGAAATCCACCTAACGGGTGGCGCCACCACCTGGGACTTCACGGAAGAAGTAATCCGCCGCTTCGGCCTGGAACGCCGCATCATGGCCTGCCCGGACCCCACGGGTGGTGCGCGCAAAACCCAAGGCGTAGGCGCGACAGACCACAACATCCTGCGAAAATCGGGATTCCGCGTCTGCGCCCCACGCAGCCCCTGGAAAATCCGCGACAAAATCACCGCCGTCAACACCGCTCTTTTAGACGCCACCGACACCCGCCGCTGCTACATCCACCCGCGCTGCAAGGAACTAATCAAGTCATTCCGCAGCCTGACCTATGCCCCTGGAACGGGCCTCCCAAACAAAAATCTTGGCGTAGACCACGCATTTGACGCCTTCGGCTACCTATGCCTACAACAATTCAACCTGGCAAAATCAGGCGTAATGGGTACAACTTCATATAGGTTGTATTGAGCTACACAGACCAATGGTTAATTACGAGGGCCCAAAAAAGCGAACCCGCGGTGATAAACGCGCCCAAGAATACATCGAAGCGCGACAACGCCGGATGTACCGCCACCAGCTGGACGGCCACAGCGTACGCCAAATCGTATATGAACACAGTGCCCGCGAAGGAGTCAGCATCCCCACTGCCTGGCGCGACTGGGACCAAGTAAAAACCTGGACCGAAGAGGACTGGATCCGCGACCGCGAAGCCATGCTGGGCCGCATCCAAACCATGCGCCTCCGCGTCGTCCACGCCGCCATGAAAAAGGGCCACTACCAAGTCGCCGCGCAAGTTCTGGACTCCCTGGGACGTGTCCTGGGCGAAAACACCCCGGAACAAGTATCCGTCCAAGTACCATCTCTAAATATCCAGGTCGAACCGAAAGTAGTTACCGCCCAACTACCCGAAAGCGACGTAATCGAAGCCGAAATATCACCACAAAAAGAGGTAGATTCAGCTGAACCCGCCCCATAAATCAATGCCCGGACAATACGGCCAAGGCAAAAAGAAGAAGCCCAAGGGAAAGAAGAGCCCCAAGAAGTAGAATATGTACAGCTGTCGCGAGTTCCATGGCAAAACGCGGTTTATACGCAAATATCCACGCCAAACGTAAGCGCATCAAGGGTGGCGCGGACGAAAAAATGCGTAAACCAGGCTCAAAGGGCGCCCCAACCGCCGACGCCTTCAAAAAAGCAGCCAAAACAGCGAAAAAACGTAAACCAAAGGGCAAAAAGTAGTGGCAATCGTCTCCATTACTGACACAAAACGCTACACAAACGTAGTGGAGTACACGGGTGGCACGATGACCACCGTTAACGACGAAATGCGCATCCATGCGCACGCCGCAGAGTTTGTTTTCGCGGTCGATTCCAGCACAGAAGCCAACTTCAAGCTCGCTTTTGAAGCCTCCTTCAATGGCGGCACCAGCTGGTACGAAATCGACAGCAGCAAAACCATCAACGAATCCGGCGAATATGTCTACTACTACAGTGGCAAAACAACATCAACAATTCGAGTCCGTTTAAGCCAAGTAACGTCAGGCACTCCTAGCGTCACGCCACACATTGCAGTCACATTTAACGGCTAATGGGCACCCGAATCATCACCGGCTTATGCACACACCTCAAGGTGGACTCCGAAAGCCGCACCACCGAAGCCTCATTTGCATTTATGACACCACAAGACCCCGAGGATTTCGCGGGTCTGATGGTGCGTCTTGCCAGCGGCATCGAAGTAATGATCGAAGTCGAGGATGAAGATGGTTGAGTATCGCGGCGAAAAATTCAGCGGCTACAACAAGCCAAAGCGCACCCCAAACCACGCAAACAAAAGTCACGCAGTGCTTGCCAAAGAAGGCGACACAATAAAGCTGATCCGCTTCGGCCAGCAGGGCGTAACAGGCAGTCCAAAAAAGGATAACGAAAGCGAATCCTCGCGAAAGCGCCGCGAGGCATTTAAGAAACGCCACGCCGCTAATATCAAAAGAGGTAAAATGTCCGCCGCTTACTGGGCAAATCGCGAGAAATGGTGACCAAGTGACCTATTCAGTTCCCGGCCAGATCCGCACCCACCTTGTAAGTTCCAACACCCTTGGTGGAACTGACAGCCCGTTCACCCGCACGCAAGCGGTGCTGGACATGATGAAGGGCTGGGAAATCATGAAGGCCGTCACCCTTGGAACGGAATACCTCCGCGAAAACAGCGAAGCCTTCCTACCGATCGAACCCCGCGAAGACTACACGGCGTATTTAGCGCGTGTAAACCGCGCAGTATTTTCGCCGTTTACCCAGCGCCTGGTGCGTGCCGCTGCAGGACTAATTCTGCGTAAGCCAATCAGTTTGGTAGGCGACCCATACTGGACCGATATTTTCGCAAAAGACGTTGACGGTTGCGGCTCAGATGTAGACGAGTACGCCCGCCGCCTGCTGTTGTGCTCATTAACCTACGGCCATTGTCACACGCTGGTAGATTTTCCCGCACCAACGGGTGCCCGCAGCCTTGCAGAAGAGCGCGAACTTAACCGCCGCCCGTACTGGATTGAAATCGACCCAGACAACATCTACGGCTGGCGCCTGGACCGTGAAGTCAACTACGGCAATTTAGTACAAGTACGCATCAAAGAAAAAGCAGTAGTACCTGACGGCGAATTTGGCGAGAAAGTGTACGACCAGATCCGTGTAATCGAGCCTGGCCAGTACCGCATCTACCGCCAAGTCGAAACAAAAAAGAATTTACAGGGCGGCTACCCATATCCAAACGCCTTCGACGCAACGGACGCCACCTGCGACTACGAGCTAGTGGAATCAGGCGACTACAGCCTGGGCCAAATCCCTCTAGTAACAACCTACGCAGGCAAGACCGACACGCTTACCAGCAAGCCGCCCCTACTAGACATCGCGTATTTAAACCTGGCCCATTTCCAACGCCAGGCCGACCTAATCCACAGCCTGCACATCGCAAGCCAGCCGATCCTTGTCCTCGAAGGCTGGGACGACCAATCCAAAGACGTAGCTGTAAGCGTCAACTACGCAATGGCCAGCCAGCCTGGCAACAAGGTTTATTACGTCGAACCAGCCGCGAACGCATTTGAAGCCCAATCCAACGAAATCCGCGAGCTACAAATGCAGATGGCCACTCTGGGCATCAGCACATTAAGCCAACAAAAGTTTGTTGCCGAATCTGCCGACGCACGCCGCCTGGACCGTGTGGACACAAACTCAATGCTGTCGATGGTATCTCTAGACCTAGAGCAGTCCTTACAAAAAGCATTTAATCTTGCTGCCGACTATGTAGGGATCGAACCCCCCGAAGTAAAGATCAGCCGGGACTTCGACATCGATCGCTTAATCGGGCAAGACGTAACCGCGCTGACGGCATTGTTCGACCAAGGCGTACTGGGCCGTGACGAGTTCCGTCAGATCCTTGTCCAAGGCGAAATTCTTCCTACTGCTAGCGAGGAACAAGACGCTAATACCGATACTCAAGACGCCGAGGAAGAATAAACGCAAACCTTTAGGTTCTTGTAAACTACATAAGTAGACTAAACAAGTACATGGAGTACGCCTACATGGGTAAATCACTAGAAAAAGTGCGTAAGCCCGACGGTTCCGAAGTATGGGAACTTGTGGAGCTACGCGAACCGCAGCCTGAGCCCGAGGTACCTAAAGCTGTTCGCAAGCGCAAGCCATCAAAGCCTGCGGAAGACACCCCTAACTGCACCCTTAATTTCTGACTATGGAAGAGCAAGTCATCCAGAACACGCCCGTGGCGAGTTCTGACCAGCCCGTGGCTGCAGCAGACACCGCTCCACAGCAACCAGACCCCTCACTTGCTGTAAAAGCTGAATACGAGACCCAGCTTGCCGCCCTAAAGCAGCAAGCAACTGAAGCCGAGGAACGTTTCCAAGGTATCAAATCCAAATTGGATGAGGTCTACAAAAAGCAGGACGACCAGCGCAAACAAACGCTGGAAGACCAAGGCCAGTGGAAGGATCTTTGGGAAGAAGCTAATAAAAGCGCCCAAGAAAAAGACGTACAGATCGGTGCACTGGAGCGCCAGTTGGCAGATATGAAGGTCTCCAACGAAGAGGCGTCTATGCGTACCAGTGCCTTATCAGCAATCAGCCGCGCTGGTGCCATCAACGCCGAGCAGATGCTGCAATTGGTACAAAACAACCTGCACAAAAAAGACAACGGCGACGTTGTAATTTTGGACAAAGGTGTTGAACAAGATATTACTAACTACCTAGGCAATTTAAAGAACCCTGGTTCAGGTTTTGAGCACCACTTCAAGCCCAGCAGTGCTGCTGGCATGGGAGCCAAGCCCACACCAAACTCTGCTATTGCCCCTGGAATGCCCAACCCATTCAAGGCCGGTAGTATTAACATAACGAGACAAATGCAACTAAAAGCAGAGGAGCCCGAACTTGCAGCTGTGCTGGAAAGGGAAGCTTCTTTGTAGCCCCGGTGGGGCTTGTCTCACCAAGTCCGTGGCTTGGACCCCGCACACACCTTTAACGTTGGTTTTCTAAGATGGCCGCACCATTTCAGAATTATTCCGGCGGTGTCCTTCTCGCGGACATCGTAAAGAGGAATAATCTCAGCACCTATGTGTCTGAGGCAGTAAAAGAGCGCAGCTTGTTCATCAAGTCTGGCGCTGTTGTTCGTAATCCTTTGCTGGATGCCCGCGAAGGCGGCACCCGCATCCAGGTGCCCGAGTTTAATCCAGTATCTCCAACAGAAGAGATCATGGACGGGACAGCTACGTGGGGCAGCAGCTCCGCTGGCTACCTAACTCCACAGAAGATTGGAACCGGCACCCAGATTGCTTCCATCTGCCACCGCGGTTTCGCGTATGCAGTGGATGACGTTGCAATGTTGGCAGCGGGCGAAGACCCAATGCTTCACATCCGCAACCAGCTTGCCGATGCAATCAACAAGCTGAACAGCGCACGCCTGTTCTCCCAGCTTGCTGGTTTGTTTGGCACAGCATTGTCTTCCCATTCATTGGACAAGGCAGTTGCAGCAACTTCAGGCGAAGCCGAAGCCAACTACCTGACTGCAGCCACATTGGCTGAAGCCCGCGCTGCCCTTGGCGAGCGTGGCGATGAGCTGGACACCTTGATTGTCCACCCATCCGTTGGTTTCTACCTGTATCAGGTTGGCCTTCTTACCTTCAGCACCTCTGCACTGGCCGCTTCTGGCGCAGTGACTTGGGGCGGTGGCGGCGTAGGCGTCGGTGCTCGTAGCATCGGCGAATTTGCTGGCTGCAACGTGATCATGGACCCACAGGTCAACACTGTGATCCCTGGCACATCAACCCACGTCAAGGAGTTCCGCTGCTTCCTGATGAAGGGTGGTTCAGTTCTGGAAGGCGTCCAGCAGGATCTGCGTATTGAAGCAGACCGCAACGTGCTCTCGAAGCAAGACGTACTTTCTGTGGACTACCACACCGCCTATCACGTGATGGGCACCAAGTGGACCGACGCTGGTGACAACCCCACCAACGGCAACCTGGCCACCGCTAACAAGTGGTCTGCCACCTACGACATCGACCTAATCCCAATGGTCGAGGTGATCGTCAACAGCCCACTGGACACCAGCGCAATCGCCTGATACGTCCAGCACAAGCTGATACTGCCCCGCTTCGGCGGGGTTTTTTATTGGGCTAAAATCAAAGAAAGTATTTCTGCAGTCTTGTGGCCGCAACAATCGATGCCACATTGAAGGGCGAAAGTTCCAACAGCTTTGTAACGCTGGCGGAAGCAAACGCCTACTTCGAGACCGTTCCAAGTTCTTCAACCTGGGACGATAAAACTGACGACCAAAAAAACCGCGCCATCATCAGCGCAACCCGCTGGATCGACGTACTTAATTTTTACGGCGACCGTTGCAGTAACGGCCAAGCCCTGAGCTGGCCGCGCAACAATTACCACGTCGACCGGGTGGAACTAACGTGTTCCGCAATCCCGTCTGACATCAAATATGCCACCTACGAGCTGGCGCGTGCTTTCGCA